CAGATCTCGATCACATCCTCCATAGAATAGACCTGTCCCTGCCACCCCTGATGCTCCGGCCGGGCCCCTGCATGATAACTGACCTCATAATAATTCGTACCGAGTTCTCTCGCCACCTGTTCGTTGATCTTTCCCTGTACCTGCCGGAAACCGGTCATAACTGCCCGGCGGGCCGCCACATCCACCCGGTTGTGATGCCCGGAATTGTAATCGATCCACCGGACCCCCGAAGCCGTCATTTCATTGACCGTACGTTCCAGGACCGTCTGGTAAGAAAAGGCTCCGCTGTGAATATCAATCACGGCCTGATCCAGAGTCCCCCGGTAATAATCCAACAAAGGCGTATACATCAGGGTTCCGTCTGCCCTCCGCAAAGCAACCCCCATTGACTGAGTGAGACTCTGGTATTCCCCGGATATCTGCTCCTGGACCACACTCACAAGCTGCTGAAGCGGTGCGTTTTCTTCATATGGGACTTGCCGCTGACCCATCACTTGATAAGCTCTCTCATGTCCCATATATTGTCGGTAAACCTCATCCGAAAAGATCCGCTCCAGTTCTTCTTCCGACGCCTGGAGTGCATCCTGAATATAATTGCGGATGTCTTCTTCCGCCATCCCAAGCTGACGAAGCCTGGTGATCTGCCAGTCCGCCGAGGCGGTAGAAAAACCGTTTTCCCGAATCCGCCGGACGACATCCTCCATAATACGGCTTTCCATATCCGAAAAAATCTTTTCCAGCTCTTTCGGGATTTTTTCCAGCTCCCCCTGTGTCATTCAATCACTTCTTTCTTATCTTGGCCTTGGAGGACCATCTTCGCCTGCTCTGGCGTCTCGTGATACCATTTACTTCGGTATTCATATAAAGGCATCGCGCCTATCGCAACATCCTGCCGGTCCGTGTTCCGCTCGGCTGTCTTATCCTCAATAATCGAATCGTCAAAATCAATCCGGATCTCCGTCTCTTCCTTCAATCCCTCTCCCAGGACATTCCCCAAGCGGAGAATGATGCGAACCAAATCCTTGATTACGTCCTCCAGGATCAGTTCGTGCTTCTGGATCGTCCGGTACATATCCGAATTGACCGAGATCACCTCCGTCGCCGTTTTTAGGTTGCCTTTTTCAAAGCGATAACGTTCCGTACCAAAGCCGCACTTCATAGACAGATAATTCAGATCGTCATTGATGGCCCGGCTGTGTTCCTCCACCCGCAGGGACATATCGATCTCCTGGATCAGCTTCCCCTGATCGTCACATTTCTCGGTATAATCATCCGGAAGCTTGTAGAAAACCGTATCCTCCGGATCAAAAGCCGGGGATCCGTCCGCATTCTTTAACAGTTCCGGCGCGACGAAGATCCGCTTCCTCCCTAAATCAAATTCACTGCTGTAAGAGTCGTACTCAATATCCAGTTTTTTTAAAACATCGATCGAATTCGCGAAGATTGCTACCCCCAGCGGGTTACTCTCATCCTCATCTGCATTGTTAACCAGATTTAACCGGTCAAGGACAAATTGCGGCTTATCCGTACCGGTTTCCAGACGCGCCGCCAGCGTCTCAAACGGCTTCAAACTCCTCCATTCTTCCGGCACAAGTTCTTTCCCTTCCAGGCTCCCCGCAGCGCACGCCAGGACCGAATTTTCGATCACATAAAGGCCATTTTTCAGATGATGAAACTGCACCTGCACATATTTCTTCCGTTTTACGGTCTTCACGAAGGTAAACACGCACTCCGTGACAATGCCGTTATTCCAGCTGACCGGATAGATGTTTTCCGCGCTTACGTAATTGATACCGATCTGACCGGATAAAACCCGACCATCCGAATCGATTTCCATATCGTACAAATATGGGATGTAAGCGACCGTTCCGGTATAAGCCTTCCGCTCCTGATAATCGTTTCCCAGAACCAGAAAACGATTTTTCCCGAAAACTTCATCCAGGAAAACCTGAGACCTGGCATCCGACAGCGTAATCTTTACCCGTTCATTGAGTAAAAGATCCGCGATATCTTCTGAAAGCTTCTTGGCCATTCCCAGACTCTTCCTCTGGCAGCGTTTATAAGTCCCCTGGCCGCTATAGACCCGATAAAAAGAAAAGTTTTTGACTTTCCCGATATACCAACTCTTCCATTCCCGGATTTTCGCGTAAAAAGAAGTGTCCACCGTATCGATCCCTTTTCTCTGAAAATACTTAAAAATGTCCATTCTCGTCTTCCTCTCTGTCCACGCCCGCCTCCGGTTCGTCTTTTTCGATCTCGGCCGGCAGCCACCGTCTGATTCGGCGCCAGGCGCCCATCACGGCATAGCGGATTCCGTCCATACAATGATCTCCCTCTTTTACCGGAACTTCCTTTCCTTTTTCGATCGATTTTTTTTCGTATTCGTAGGTACCGATTTCCTCCAGCGCGTGTTTCTGATCCGGCGAAAGCGTCAGGATCCGGAAGGCAATCGTTTTTTGGACCCGGCTAATCCCCAGCGCCACTTCATTTTCCGCATCCCGGACAAGAACACGAAGATCCAGGTCGCGCACCTTTCGCCGGATCTCTTCCTGAAGCCCCTTCGCGGAAGGGTCCAGATAGAGATAAAAAATCTTCGCCCGATACTTTTCATGTAACTCTTCCACGAAAGCAACAAAATCTTCCGCGTACTCGGAAGGCGTCTTCTGACTGCCGGTTTCCCGGCCGCTGTGGTAATACTCTTTAAGCCCCGGAAAAGAATGCCGGTAGTCGTCCAGACCGAACGCCTGATAAGTCGTCGCGTTCTGCTGGCCGTAATCCCCGCCGATATAGATGATCTCATAAGCGCGGCCCTCCTCCGGGCGCACCCGGTTCCGCTCTGAAAACATATAATAAATCAACTCATCAACGCCAATCGCTTCACCCAGCCAAACCCAGCGATACATTTTTGGGTCCGCCCTCTCCATCTCCCTGGCTGTTTCGATCAGATCCGGCCCCAGCCAATTTTCTGGTACGTCCCGGTAATCCGTGTGAACATGGATACAATCCTTCCGATGCTCCATCTTCTTACACCACTGATTGACCGGCGCGTTCGGGTTCTTCGGCGGATTGTACAGATAGATCATCTGAAAACCGCCTATATTCCCGCGGACGAAAGTCGCCTCGATATTGGCCAGCTCTTCCTCTCCTTCTCCATCCTCGAAAAACTCAGTCAACTCATCCAAAATAACCCGGCGGATCGGCTTGTCCTCATCAATGATCCCTTTGGTATCGTCAATACCGTCCGAACCCGAAAAGTAAATCGTCGTGTTATGTTTCTTGTATGTAATCTCCATCGGACTTTTCGTAATGTAAAATCGGCTTTTCGGCACCTGAAGGCGGTTGATCCCGCGCAGCATTTCCTTGTAAACGGTCTTTCTCAGCTTATTGTGATGTTTTCTCAACACCACAACCGAGCCGCCGGCGTCAGACAGAATCTGATAAACGGCCCGGATCGCCGCATAGCTGGACTTTGTCCCGGCACGGCCAGATGTCAGGATGATGTGCCGGTGTTTCGTATCGTTGAACAGCGGCCAATATTTCGGGATGATGATATCTGATATCCTAACTTGTTTTTTCCGCATCTGTTTTGACCTCCGCGTCATTTATAATTTCCACACCGTCATCCGTCTCCGAACACGACTCACGGCTGATCCGTTCCGTCTGAGCCTGGATATGCGCGATCCTTGCCTTCTGCTCTTTACTGGCCAACTGCCAATTATCATGTAATAATTCGTGATACTGTTTTATCATCGCCCGAAGCTCCCCCTGTGCCCTGGCCTGTGCTTTTAAAAAAGCGTTCTGCTTATCCCAGGCCTGCTGCACCTCCCATTTTTCTCCGATAACATTTCCGTCTTTCTCCTCAATCTTCTCGACCGTCTTGTCACTCTGGTTTTTCACATAGGCAATTCTTTGTGCCCGGATAATCGCCGCATAAGCGATCTGTATCTGATGCCAGAGGATATCCAACGGATCCGCTTGTTCGATCGACTCAAAAATCTCCCGTGTCTCTTCCGGAAGATACTTACTGAAAAAGCCAAACTTCTCCGCATTTTTGTTTTGTTTCGGGGCACCGTGGCCGACCGCATTTTTGTTGCCCGGTTGGCCGCCTACCTTTTTCGCAACGTTGCATTTTCCTTTTCGCAACGTTGCACTATCCCATTTATATCGATTCTTCCAGCTCCGCACCGTTCCCTCCGGGACGCCGAGCCGAACAGAAATCTCAATCAGTTTTAATCCCTCTTCATAAAGCTTCCGGGCCTCCTCCGACCGTTCGCTCCGTTCCTTTGCCAAGCCTCACCACCTCTTATCGTTTATTTTGAACAGAAAAAGGCACCGGTTTTTCCGCCGGCGCCCCGCAGGATAAGGATAACACAGAATGAGTGTGCAATACTATGCAGTCTTTGATTTTCGGGTAATAAAAGAGCCACCCGGCTGGGTGGCTCTCTGCCTTAATCCGCTTCCTTTTCTTCAGATATCAAATTATCAATAACATTTTCGATTTTCTCTAAACTGCCAATAAATACCACTAACGCATTAAAAAGTTCCGGGGTGACATTTCCAATTACATAAAAATCTGTCTTGCTTCTATCAAAATAATAGAATTGTTCTGCTTTTATAAAACCATCTTTTCCATGACCGTTTCGAATATATTCCTGTTCCGAAGAATATTCAAAATTGCCCGGATACCCCATCTTCTTCTCTCTATGCTCTTCTGAATGAAAAGAAGACATTACGTTACACACCATATCAAAATCCAGGCCCTTTATTTTTCCTTCCTCCGTACTCAATACGACAAAAGAATGCCTGGCAACCATCTCTCCCTGGCTTTTATAGTTTTTTACAACAATAATGTCTCCTACTTTACACATAGCCTCTCCTATCTTCTCTTCTGCTTTATAACAACCGATTTTTTCCCTTGTAACATATCCTCTCCCCATTCAACCGGTTTCACATCTTTCAAAGCTTCCTCTGAAGAAATAATCGTGTTTTTTTTGTTCAATAAAGCAGCCAGATCAAGCTTGGCATATGATTCTAATGTTCTTTCCATAGGCTTATCCTCTGTCTGTGTTGCACAATCTTCTTTCGGATTGTTCTTCATAACTGTCCCACCGCCCTTTCTCCATAGTTTTACCACATAGGTCATGCGAAAACAGTTACAATCTGACGTATTACATCACTTTTTTTCGTATTTCATCTTCATTTTACAAGAAAAAACATC